GTATACGACGATATACGAAGATTCCAAACATCATCTCAAGGATATTTCACTCAAGCAGAACTTGATGATTTTAAATATCATGCGTTTGAAGGTAATGTATTATGGTTTATGGATGAGTTGGTTGGTATAGAATCCGATTGGAAAAAGAATGCAAGTGCAAGTAGTACTTCAGCTTATGGTTATGTACAATTTACAAAGGCTAGTGTTAAAACTGCAGTAAATAGATATATCGGTCATGTAGAAAGATTTAATGAAAGAAAAGATATAAGAGATTGGCAACCATACGGTATTCCAGTAAAGGTTATTCTATTACCGTTTTTTGTATCTAACCTAAAGAAAAAAATAGATAATGGCACATATCATCATGAGACTGATTTAAATTCATTAACATATGACCAACAATTAGCGTTAGCATTCTGTCATTTACATAGTAAAAAATCTAGAGACTCTAATTTTAGACTGTTATCCTTTGGTGATGTAACAGCTGCAAAAGAATTATATACAAGAAATCACCATACAAATCCAGATGAAGCAACATTGAATAGATTGGCTGGATTCTTTTCTATACATCATAGAACCGCTGAAGAGATAGAGATTCAGCTTAAAGATGTACTTCCTGGTGCGCTTTTAGCGGATTCACTTTTAAAAGAACTAGAAACTTCTCGATATAAAGGATTAATTGATAAGGTGAAACTGCGCTTTGGATGGTAGGTTTTATATAAATAAGTCTATATAACAAGGAAACATTATGGCAAAACCGAACACAAGAGCTACATTACAAGAATATTGCTTAAGAGCATTAGGCTCTCCAGTAATTGAAGTTAATGTAGACGATGACCAAATTGAAGATCGTACTGATGATGCTTTACAATTCTATCAAGAATACCATTCTGATGGTGTAATACGCGAATATATTAAGCATCAACTTACTAAAGCTGATATTGATAATAATTATATTACATTAAATGATTCGGTTACATCTGTAGTACGCATGCTTAAAATTAATGCAACAACAGGTAGTTCATTATTTGATATGGGTTATCATATGAGACAAAATGATATATTCTTATTACAAGGTTTGAGTACTCAAATGCAAGAATATGAAATGTCTCAACAAAAATTATCGTTAGTTGACCATAGATTAAATAGTGAAGAGCATATAAGATTTAGCAGACATATGAATAGAATCCATATGGATGAAGGATATGGTGGATTAATTGGTGGTGAATGTAGTATTGCAGCACATACTGATAAAACAGCATGTGAAAATGCTGGTGGAACATGGACTGAAGGTGAATACATTGTATTAGAAGTATATTCTATTATAGATCCTACAACATATACTGACATTTATAATGATCATTTTTTAAAGAAATATTTAACAGCATTAATTAAACGTCAATGGGGAGCAAACATGATGAAGTTTGAAGGCTTCCAATTACCAGGTGGTATAACATTGAATGGCCGTCAAATGTTTGATGATGCCATAGAGGAAATAAAAGAATTAGAAGAAGAATGCAGGTTGGCATGGATGACTCCTGACAACTTCATAATGGGATAATAAATGGCAACTAGTGTATATTTTAACGGTGCTGTACGATCTGAACAGGACCTTTACGAAGATTTAGTACTTGAAAGCATTAAAATGTTTGGTCAAGATGTAGTATACATTCCACGCGAACAGATATACGAAGATGCAATCCTAAATGAAACATATAATCAATATCGTCAAGCTTTTCCAATAGAATGTTTTATAGAGAACACCGAAGGATTTGAAGGTGATGGCAATCTATTAGGTAAATTTGGTTTAGAGATCCGTGACCAAGGTACATTTGTAATACCTAAAAGACGTTGGCAACATGTCGTAGGTGCAAATCTTTCTACAGAACAAGGTCATCAATTGCTTACAAAGCCAGGTGAAGGTGATCTTATATGGATGACAATGACTGATAGGTTATTTGAAATTAAATATGTAGAACCTAAACTACCATTCTTCCAAATACAAGATTTACCTACATACACTCTAACAGCTGAGTTGTTTGAATATAATGATCAGAATTTTGATACTGGTATTCCAGAGATAGATAATATAGAATTAAAAAATGCTAACTCTTGGTCTTATACAACTACGGCCGCATCAGATACTAATCACTTTGAGATCGGAGAATATGTCCATCAAGATACAGGAAGTGTTGATGGTGATGGTGATGCTATTAATATAATCGCAAAGGTTGCTGGATATGAATATGTATCTGCTACAGAATATACGGTTACACTTGTATCCCCACATCAATCAACAAATGGTGATGGTACGTTTATGCAAAATGCAGTACATGCAACAAGACTTCTTGTTGGACAAAAATCAGGTAGCTCAAGACAAATTACAGTAGACTTAACAGGTACTACTAAGACTGAATATAACGCTAGTGTATATGCAGATAATGATGATTTCGAATTGTTAGGTGATGACATTATTGATTTCTCAGAAACTAATCCGTTCGGAGATCCATAATGTTTGCTAATCATTGGTATAATCAATCAACCCGTAGAATGGTTTCTGTCTTTGGATCTTTATTCAATGATTTAGAAGTACACAAAACAGATTCAGCTGGTAAAGTATTACAAAAAATTAAGGTTCCTTTAGCTTATGCCCCACGCCAAAAAGTATTGGCAAGAATGGCAGAACAATCAACCGATCCTAAGTTAGCAATTAATTTACCTAGGTTATCATTTGAAATATCATCTATGGAATATGATGCGAATGCACGTGTATCTAAACATAAGAATTATAAAAAGGTTGTAACAGGAGACACACTACAATTAAATAAATTGGGTGCACCCGCTGTTTATAAAGTTGGATTTGAATTAAATATTATGGCTGCAACCCAAGATGAAGGTCTACAATTACTAGAACAAATTCTACCAATGTTCCAACCGGAATATACGGTAACAATAAAAGATATCCCTACAATGGATATTAAAACAGATACTCCTATTGTATTAGAGGGTGTTACACTAAATGATGATTATGAGGGTGATTTAGTTACGAGGAGAGCTATTATATATACATTAGATTTCTCAACTCGTATTCGTTATTATAGAGGTATTGGTAAAAGCAAACAAATTCTTTATACTGAAGTTGATTATTCAGAGAATGTTGATCCTACGACTCATAAATTTGAAAGACAAGCAATAGATGGTACTACAACAACTGATGGCGCAGGCGGTTTTAAAGAACCATATACTGAAACCATTAACTTTTTTGACACGGACGTATAACTATGTATAATTATAAAGCAACATTATTAAGAGTCGTTGATGGTGATACCGTTGATGCAGAGATAGATTTAGGATTTAAGATATTCATTAAAGAAAGGATTCGTTTAATGGGTATAGATACACCTGAGAGTAGAACAAGAAACCTAGCTGAGAAATCGTGGGGTAAAGCCTCTAAAGCTAGATTAGAAGAATTACTAGCAGAAGCTAATGGTGAATTTACTTTAATTACTAAGAAACAAAAGAAAGGAAAGTTTGGACGAATATTAGGAACCATTTCAGTCTCAACAAAGGATGGTATCGTTGATGCCAACCAAGTTTTAATTAATGAACAACTTGCTATACCCTACACTGGTGGTAATAAAGAAGAGAGTAGGATAGCAGCAGGAGTATTAGATTTATGGAACACATATTATGAACAATCGGAAACTAGTACCTAACACAACAGATAAAGTTGATTCTGATTATCTTAGAGTTAGAAGACAATTTTATGATTTAGCCGAGCAAGGAGATGAAGCAATTGAGCTTATGTTAGACCTTGCACGTGAGTCAGAGCACCCACGGGCATTCGAAGTATTAGGTCAACTAATCAAAAATAACGCTGAGATAGGCGAAAAGATTCTTAAACTTCACAAAAGTAAAAAGGAACAGGATGTAGATGATACTCTTGTGCCTGCAAATACAAACAACAATGTTTTTATTGGCTCGACAGCAGAGCTACAAAAGATGTTACGTGATGAAAAAGTAATAGAAACAGAACCGGACTTATTTGATAAATGAGAGAGACTAACTACTTAGGCAATCCGAATGTTCGGGGTGCCGATGTAGAACATCCATGGACTAAAGAGGAATTAAAAGAATACGCAAAGTGTTTGAAAGACCCTAAGTATTTCGCACGCAAGTATTGTAAAGTAATCCACCTCGACAAAGGTTTAATACCCTTTGACCTATACCCGTATCAAGAGGAAATGTTTGATACATTTACGGATAATCGTTTTAATATAGTTCTAGCATGCCGCCAGAGTGGTAAATCCATTGGTGTGGTCGCGTATCTTCTATGGTATGCTATATTCTTTGGCGAACAAGTTGTAGGCATACTTGCAAATAAGAATGCTATTGCACGAGAGATGTTAGCACGTATTACACTGATGTTAGAGAATCTACCATTCTTTTTACAACCAGGATGTACTGCACTCAATAAAGGATCTATAGGATTCTCTAATAATAGCAGAATCATCGCAGCAGCAACATCATCAAGCTCTATTCGTGGTATGTCACTTAACCTTGTATACCTCGATGAGTTTGCATTTGTAGAGAATGCTGCAGAATTTTATACATCAACATATCCAGTTATCTCATCTGGTAAAACATCTAAGATTATTATCACATCTACAGCCAATGGCATAGGTAATATGTTCCATAAACTATATGAAGGTGCAATACAAGGTACAAATGAATTTACACCGACTCGAGTAGATTGGTGGGATGTACCAGGAAGAGATCAAGCATGGAAGAAGATGACTATTGAGAATACATCTGAACTTCAGTTTGACCAAGAATTTGGTAATAGTTTTCACGGTACAGGTAATACATTAATTACTGCTGATATATTATTAGCATTGAGAGCCACAAATCCATTAGAAATACAAAATAATGTAAAAATCTTTGACCATCCAGAAGAAGGCCATCATTATCATATGTTTGTTGACGTATCGAGAGGTAGAGGACAAGACTATTCAACATTTACAATTATAGATGTAAGTGTAAACCCATTCGTACAAGTATGTACGTACCGTGATAATATGATTAGTCCATTATTGTTTCCTGATTTAATATACAAATATGCTACACATTATAATGAAGCCTATGTTGTGGTTGAATCGAATGACGCAGGACAAGTTGTATGTAATGGTTTATATTATGACTTAGAATATGAGAACGTATTTGTAGAGTCTATGATTAAAGCGAATGCAATCGGTGTTACAATGACAGCTAAAACTAAACGTATAGGCTGTTCTAATATAAGAGACATCATGCAACAGAAAAAATTACATATAAAAGATGAAGAAACTATAAGAGAAATGAGTACATTTGTAGCAAAAGGTACATCCTATCAGGCAGATCATAACTCATATGATGATCTTATGATGAATTTAGTGATGTTTGGATGGTTTACATCTACTCAATTCTTTGCAGAATCAACAAACGTAGACATGAAACATATGTTATATAAGGAAAAAGTTAAACAATTAGAAGATGAAGTCATACCAGTAGGTGTTATGCCTGAAAGAGAAGAGGGTAACCATCCGTTCGGAGTAGGGTGGGAAACCTATAGATTTAAATAAGTATAAATAAGTATATTGAGAAAAACCTTATTATGATAAATCTTATAATTAACATGAAGGAGTTTAGATGGCTAATC